AGAAGAGCGTAAGCTCCTTAGTAAAGATCCGGTCAGGGACTTTTGTGTGGTGGGAAGTAAACTTCCTCACGTAAACTCCTCTCGCCTGACCGTATTCAGTGAGAGCTTTCTCTAGTATGGATTCTTGGGCCATTTATTTAAGGTAGAAAGGAATCGTTGCACCTTCAGCATCTAAAGGCATTCCAGCCATCCACGGAAGCTCCTTACAGAGCAACTCACAGAGATGCGTGTGTGTCTGCCCGCTGTGTTTAATTGTAAGAAGCTCATCATGAACCAACATAAAGGCTTTGTAGCCCTCCGCTTCAGCGTGCTCCATGCCCGCACGCATAACGTCTCCAGCGGTAGCTTGCGTAGCGTTCTCGAAGAGCTTGCCGCCATACGTGCGACATGTTCCCCACTTGCCACCTGTGTTTGGTTGAACTCCCCAAAACTCAATGCTATCATCAACGATGCGAGGCTTGGGATAGACCAGCTTGTGGCCAGAGGGGAGGAGAACTAACAGAGCTTGGAAGCCCGACACTTGACGGACCTTGAACTTCAGCTTTCCCACGGTGAAGACCACACCGGGGGATTTGATTGCGCTCTTCGCTGCCTTGTCAATACCACGCCATGCCTTCACCATGATGGGGTTGGCCTTGCGCCACCCATCCACGGCACGTTGTGCGAGGTCATCGAAGGTAAAGTCCAACGCTTCTGCATACCCTTCGTCTCCTTCATTCACCCCGGTATACTCGTGCACCATGGCAGACGATGGTTCCCAGTTGAACGACTCACAAGTTCCACGGAACCGTGGGGCACCCATCTGATACGAGCACCCGAGCGTGGCTTGCTTACCAATGAAGCGTTGCTCACTCGTCACGTCTTTCACAGGGATGCCGAAGATCTGGGATGCCATCGTCTCATAGACCGGGGAGTTGTTGATGAACAAGTCGAGGGTGGACTGCTCACCTACCAGCCACGGGGCAACCCTTGCTTCGATGGATGAGTAGTCAGCTTGGAGAACCTCCCGCTCGTGTGGCTGGATGAAGTGACGAAGAACAGAAACCAGCACGTCAAAGTAGTTTCCACAGATGCTTTCGATCTCGTCAAGAGTTGCACCACCACAGATTAAGGAGTATGAAAGCTCAGTGAACTTGAGGCGAGGACGTGCAAAGTTCTGTGGTTGGATACCTGCTCCAGTCCAACGGTGCGTGCGCTCTGCTCCAAAGATATTAAGAGCCCCTCGAACGAAGCCATCTTGACATGACATCTCAATCATGGCAGGAACCTTCTTCACTGCTGCACTATTGACAAGTCCGTATGTGTCGAGTGCCTTGACTGCTTCGTCTGTAAGTCCTTCCGTATTCGCGAGCAACTCAGCCACTGAGTCAGCATCAAGCTTCGTCCCAGTAAACCCACGGGCTTGAAGCCACACGACGAATGCCTCCCGTTGCGTTGGGTTGAAGCCATCGTCCAAGCTCATCTCCTTAGCTTCTTTGCGGACCTTCGTGACTGGCATCATCTGTGTGCCGCCTTCGACAGCTACTTGAGACCGGAAGAGTGGGACCATCCGTTCAAGAAACTCATCCATGAGTTTGTTAGCGTGGCGAAGAGCTGTTAAGTTAACGGGGATGCCAGCGTGGTTCATGCGTGCATCGCACAGAAAGGAGGTGAGAGCCCAACCCTCAAGAGGGAAGTTGACTGAAAGCTTTGCACCAATCTGCCTCTCCGCTTTTACGTCACGTATGCAGTAGTCAACGAACATCTGGAAGTCTACAGGATCGTCCGAAGGAAGTATCCTAGTGCTTGGGTTTGCCTTGGTTCGTCGGCGAGGGACGCTGAACTTCATGATGAGACGCTTGCCGTTTTTGTCCTTCGGCGACTCAATGCCAAGGAAGTCTCCAGCTTTTAAAAGGCTAGAGGGAATTGCGGCGAGCTTGCACTGAGCTTGAGTGCATCTCCATTGCTCAATGGCTGGTGGATCAAATCCGAAAGTCTTGTGACACACGTAGCGAAGGACCGCTGACTCAAACTGGCTATTGTGTGCCCAGATAATAGAGCCTGTGTCAATGGCTTCCTTAAACATGGCTAATGCTTCTTCGCCACCATTCAATGCGTCCCACGCTACTGGAGCCTCTTCGTTGCGGGCGATAGCCAGAACTAATAGCTCAGTAGATTCATCAGACCCGTAACGGAATGCTCCATATAATCGAAGGTCAGCAGAAGAATATGTCTCAATGTCAAGGTGGTAAACGTCTTTCATGGTTACCTTAAATGCCCCGTCCCCACTACATAGGGACGAGGCGATTTAATTTGTATGTGCTTCTCTGTTAAGGATTAGAAGTTAGGATCTTCGTCTCCTTCTATCTCTATATTTTCAAACTCTGACTTGACGCTAATTGGCGTTGCTCCAAGAGCTTCACCACCACGGCGGAGCTGGACTCCAAGCAACTGAGCAGTGACTCCTTTGCCAGATCCGCCATCGTATGCGTAAACGTCAAGGACTGCATCAACATAGACACCAGAGTGCATGGTGTTGGCGGTAGGATCAATCTGCTGACACTGCTGATCCACAACGTCAAGCTGGCCTTTCATACAGTCACTTTCCTTCTTGCCAGCGGAGACATACATAGTGTTGGCATCGAAGCCATCCCAGTAGTCTCCTTCTTGGTTGGTGAATGCAGCGCGAGTAGTCGAGCCGTCAGCTTTATTATAAAGCCAATTCTCAACCTTGGCCGGAAGTTTGCCAAACTTCTCGGTGAGGACTTTATCCACCACGTCTGAGAGACGTGCATGAGGAACGATAACTTCCTCACCGTTGTCCTTGGTGAATTTGATCTTCGTCTCGTCGGAGGCGATGAATGTTCCTGTGAACTTAGCTGCTCCACCATTGATTGATTTAGGTGTGAATAGATCGGCGAAGGATAAACGTGCGTTGACTAATTTAATTTTCATTTGTTTTAATGTTGGATGTTTAATTGGTGCGTTTCAGGTGCACCAAACCTTCTGGGTTTGTTAGAAACAATCAGCTTCTGTCACTTCTTCAGCTTCGATAACTTCAAAGGCTACCGCCTCAATGTGTCGCGATGGCTTAGGATCGGAGCTTACTGCTAAAACTGGCTTAGAGGGAGACTGTGATACAAATGAATCAAATTGATTCTGGAAACGTGCTGTCTGACCATCAAATGGCTGACCTTTATCGTGCATCATCTTCTTCATGGCAGTGGGGGAAAGGAGCTTGCGGGCTTGGTAAATGTCATCAGCTTTGAACTTTCGGAAAAGTCGAGTGTCCAAGTCTTCATCCCACTTGCGGTTACCCCTCTTTGAATCAACTGTCTTCAGACCCTCAATAGCTTTGCCACTCTCAATTGAGTTGATCGAATCGGCAACAACATCATTGAGCCACTTGATGATTTCCTTGTGATGTTTTAATATCCCCACCCGTGCGTTGTCTGTTAATGTCCTGAGATCAGGGAGAGACTGGACAACATGGTTTGTTGGGACTAATGGGTTAACTGACGTAGGGATCATTTCAAACATGTTTTGGTTGCGAGTTGGACAGATGACTCTGGCTTGGCACCATCGACAAGCTTCGGTGGATGCTGTCCGACTGGTTGAGTCTGCAACAACACTTTGAATATAATCCCTATGTATGTCAACAGATAGTTTCGTCAGATCTCTGTAGGTCATGCTCCAACGCTCTGGTATGCCTTTGAATTCGCGATGCCTTGGCTGATAGATATAAATTGTAATTTCCGTTGTAGGCTCAAACTTAAAACCTTTCGTCTTCTCCATGTCGGCCATCAGGCTGAGAGCATAGATTGCAAGCTGTGTGTTGTCTTCTGCTGGAACATATACACCCACACCATACTTGAGATCAAGGATGCTTACTCTGCTACCGTTGGCTGATACAACTCCATAGTCCAACGTGCCAGCGTTGTCAGGACTATAGAAGAGTGGCACAAGTTGCTCATTCATAACTAACGCACCCTCACCCATGTCAGCCGCGATGTCGTTGGCTAAAGATACGTATCCTTCAAGATGCTCCCAGAACTCACCAGGAACTTCATCAGGCTGGATCTCCCCAGTCAATACACGCTCGGCAAAGTCATGGGCCTTTGTGCCTTCAGCGGCAAAGGGGCTCTCCTCTTCAGGGAGGATGTTGCCTTTGCATGTTTCCTCCGCGATGTAATTCATGGCTCCAGCGCATTTACGCCACGTTGATGAAGCGGATGGTCCCCATGCATAATGGGGGTGGTCTGGTGATGAAGGAGTGGTTATCATTTACCACAGATACCCACTCAATTTAATGAGCGGGCGGCTGGGATCAATTTTTACGTCTGGACATTGACGAGTGTAGGGTAATCACCACCCACTAAAACTTAAGAGCAACTTCCATTGCGTTCATGAGATCCTTATATTTCTCCTTAGGGACAGACGAGAGGAGGACACCTGTGCCGACTACATTGTCAAGGATAGCACGAAGCTTCCTTGCGCTTATGCAATTCGTTAACTCAACAGCGGTATCGTTGAGTGCCTTCATAGTCACCTCAGTCACTACCTTCCTAGCTTTGTCAGGTGGAGTGTAAAGGTTCCCTTTTGTTGTAAGCTGCTCCATCTTAGCAGCAGCGTCTTCTTTGGCTTCAGAAGTCACCTTCTCAATCAAAACTTCTTTAGTCTCCCGTTTGATACGGTTAATAGAAGATTGTGGCAACGCGAGAGAGGTTAGCTTCGGGTTAAGCAGCGCAATGGCAAGGTTGTCAATGGCTTTTGCTAGTTCAGGGGCGGAGATATTTATGGTGATGTTCATTTTGGTTGATAGTGACAGTGGTTGCTGCTACTGAAATAATCCTAGATGGATGATTCTTTTTTGTCCAGTTTTATTTTACTTGGCGGACGATTATCTTTTAATGTCCCAAAATCCTGAGCATCTATAAGGATTGCACAGCTCATAGCAACGTGAGCCAAGTGAGTCTGACCACTCTCTGGATCAAGATCCTCACCGTCCTGCCATGCCGTTAAATGTCGCATGATTGCACCTACGTATGTTTGACTCTCCACATACGCAAGTCTCCAATTATAGGCTCCATATTTAGCGGCTCCACTCTTAGCGACCCACGCACACTCATGAAGGAATGGAGCTGGTATCAATTGTAAAGGTGCTTTAGTCGCTCCGATTGCCCCTTTCGGGTCATATCCCATTGGTTCAGTTTTCTTATTCATGATTGTTAAAAGCAATCGCTATCAGTTACAAGAGGAGTGATTCTCCAATAGAATGCACCAGCTAGTTTCTTGGGGGAAATGTTTCCTCTGTTTGAGTAAGCAAACTGATCAGGCTCCGCCTTCTCCAAGTTTTTAAGCTGACTCAAAAGGATTGATGGAGTCGGGCACATCTTCTCAAATGCGCGGTTCTCAATGTTCTCGCCAACACTAGCAAGGATAGTCCAAAGTTCTGGCACTGTTCCCTGCCAAGGTTTCTTTCCGGAGAATTCTCCGGAGTTGAAAAGGTGGCTTGATGCTGATGTGTTGATCTTATTAAGGAGCGATGACTCAACAGATGACTCAGCAGCTTGGGACATGAGAGCTTTGTTTTTATAGGAAACAACGGCATATCGGCGAGCTCTATGCTCATCTGCCACAACGTGCTCGCTGATCAAATAATTCAAAAAGCAAGGAAGCTCGCGGGCGATGTCTACTTTAAAATCATCATACCACTCATTGCCATCATCACACTCAATGCCTCCACCCGCCATAGCACTCGCTTTCAACAAGATCCATTTGTCACTCACTCCCTCCTCGTCAAGAGGTAATGTCTCAAGTGTTGAGGTAGAAGCGTTGAGCAACCGAACAACAATCCACCAAGGCTCTGCATTCACCCGATCCTGGCCCTTAGCGTGGTAACCCTTACCAGAACCCACACAGATTTCTTTAATCTGCTCGCTGTGAATCGCACGGTCCTTGTAACTTCGGCCAAGGGCTCCTGTGTCATCAAGGACAAGAACGTCACTTACCCACATCTCTGAGTTGAAATCACTTGCTGATGGCCCAAACATGGCCGAAGCATCAGCCATACGGTGACCAAAGAGGGCAGGGAGGATGGCCTTCTTAAATACTGTCTTCCCTGAAGAAGCATCGCCGCAAAGGTGAAGGGCTTGCCGTGGGGCACTCCGACTCCTACGCTTGCCATCGTTGCGGAAATCTTTAATGGCGGCACTAAGCCAGCCAAATAAGATTTCTTTCTCCTGTGGCTCCTCACGAAACATATGTGAGAAGAATTGATCAAGCTTAGTCCATTTGCCTTCCCGTGGGTCAATGAGTCGAGGAGATGTTTTGACAAGAAACTTAATCCCGTTTTCATTGTAGCATCCTGCTTTGCGACCACTCGCACCATTGAGAACGGCTTGGACAGAGTGGCTCGCTTCAATGTTAGCTATGACTTCTTCCACAGGTGATATGGGCTCGCCCTCAAGCTTCGTCTTGCGAACTCCGCGCTGGGCAAGACGGTTAGAGATGCTAGTGCAGTTAACTTCGGTCCAGATGTCATCGTCGTTTTGGAAAAAATATCCTTTGCCACAATAGTAAACCTCAAGAGCATCGCTCTGAGCAAGCTCATTCTCCAAGCCGTCTAAGTCCCAATCAGTCGAAGGAGTAGGGTTATAGAATAATACTCTCTGTGGCTTGCGGTCTTCGCCTGCTGATACGTTAGGCATCCGCGCAACCTGAGAGGAAACGGCAAGTTGTGGATCGGCACCGTGTGCCGTGGCGTGGTTGAAAAATGCCTCCCGCTCCTTCTTCCCTAGGTCACCTAAGGCATACCAGAAATGATTTGACTTGCCACCTGAGTAGAGAGCAAGAACCAGCGGGGCATACTTAGCAAAGACGTTCACGGCAAACTCATTGAAGCGTTCAACCTTGGCGTCTCCGTCTGAGTCCTCAGAATCCTTGTCGAACTCAAGGACCATATACAAGCGGTCTTTAATGTTATCGTTGCAACGCTTGCTCTTATAGGAGCGGCCAGCGACTTCGACACCCGCAAGGTGTTTAAACGTGGCTGGCGACAGGAACTTGAAATCATCAAGGTTGGATGGGAGCGAGTGGCAAAGGAACAAAGACCCTCCCTCACGACTTTTCCGCTGGATGTTTACAATCGAATCAATCGGGAATAGCCCCTTGATGATGTCAGCGGTCGATGTGTCAATGGGGCTTGGACTCTTCTTCTCAATCGCTCCATCGGTGAGGCGACTCTGACGGGTGAGCTTCTCTTCCCTGAACTGGTCCCACTTGGTCCCTTTTTTTTCCGGTTTTCCTTTGCTGTCGTAGACTTTATTCAACGCTTGCAACGGATCTCCCGCCTTCTCAGGTTGCCCCATGTATTCATACACAGACTCCAAATCATCAAGAGCGTCTTCAAATGAGATCCCTGATCGGAACGCCGCCCGCCCACGGGTCATTAGGCTGGAGTTGTGACCAGAACCGGGGGGAGCTAGATCAGGGAGGTTGGTAATAGCAAGGGCAGTCTCTTGCTCATTAAGGGATCTCCTAGTTTCGAGATCCAAAGTATCAATGGATATGTCTATTTCTTTCATGGAAACTTGAAGGGCGGGCGGTTTTTCGTCCCTCCCCTCACCTCAAATGCCACCCCCCTCTACCGCGTGAAAGATTCGCGGGAGGGAGGTGGCTTATGAACCCCCAAGGTGGTGAGGTAACCAGCCCCACCGGGGGAAGAGGCATTTCAGCCTCTCAACGATTTAGTAGATCACAGTGGTTTTCCTGTGTCAACAGAAGTTTACCTATTTTCCGTCAATGCTTTCGCCGCCCGCTCCAGTGCTGGAATTAGGCGTGAATCCTCATCTCTCAACTCTTGATACAGTGACCGGATCAAAGATGCCTTGGAATCGGCGTAGCAGATTTCTGCATCCTCAGATTTTTGGAAATAACCAAGAGTTACCCGCTTGCCATTGATGTCAAGTTGTGCGCGGAACTTCTTCTTCCTTTTGCCTCTCGCTACATCCACGCCGCGAGGCAACGCACCACGTCCTTTGGATGACGTGAATAGGGCATTAACTCGCGAAGGAAGCATGATGCAGGTGACGGGAGAATAGATCCGATTTCCAGGAACAATCAAATCTTTGTCCAGCACGCGGTTCGTTGTTTTTTGCTGGGAAAACCACTCTGCAAAATTAGAGAAACGGAACCACTGAGGATCGACGGAACAGTTGGAATACGATGGGTGAGTAGCATGAAACACTGGAGAGTAGCAACGGGCCAGCATGTTGCGCCAGGTGCGGTAGGCGCGACATTGGATGGTCCTTCCCCCATGGGTAGGGTTCACAAGATAATCGGCATCGTTTATACCAACACCATGAACTCTCGCCTCATGACTCCGCTCAATCTCACGAACTGAGCGCGGAAATTTGCAAAATCCTTCTCGTGGCTCGCGCGTTTTAGATAGGCGGCTTGATTTTAATGGATACATTTTCATAGAAATTCTCTTTTTTGTTTATCGCTTCACTTTGGCCTTGTCGTTGGCTATGACTTCGGATTTCCAACGGTCAACGATTTCTTGGCTGGGATCACCCATGTCGTTTCGGAATTTTTCGAACCCATCCAGCCCGCTCCACTTGGGGGCTAGCTTATAGGTTGGCACCCCCTTTTTCTGAGCTTTTGCAGCTGTTCGTAGCATAGATTTCCACATTTCGAATTGGTAAAATAACTTCCTCGCTTTTCGGCGGAGGATTTTACCTTTTAACCCAGAAAATTCTTTCCATATCGCGGAAAATGGGTGGGGTTCTTGGCCGGAGTCTAAAGCGTCGAGTGTCTCTTGAGCGTTCATATTTTTTTGGGGCCGTTGGTGGCGGCAACCACAGAAAAGCACAGATTTTGCGGCACGTCTACCCTTATATTGATAAAAAAATCTGAAAAGGGCGGGCGGCACTTATACCTTCCTCCTTGGTTATTTGTGTCCCGTAGACACGGCGGCACTTATACCTTCCTCCTTGGAGTGGTATAAGTGCCGCTTTTTTTTGGTTATTTCCTCGCGTTTTATTACATCAAAAGGGCCAGCGCGAGAAATGCCCCCGTGATAATCACATATGCAAAAAAGATTTTCACAATGAGCCCCACAAAATGGGCGCGGTCATCTTCAAGCCTCTTTGCGGCGAGGTTCCGGTTGTTTTCCTGCTCAAAACGGAACAGCTCTTGCCTCTCCTCTCTTGTCGGGTGGGTGATGCTGTCCGTGCTGCTCTCTAAGTGGTCTAGTTTTTTTGTAGTCATAGCACCCCAAAGCCTCACCGATTCAACGGTGAGGCGATGGGGGCGCGGGTGGCTTAGTCTAGTCTGCCTGGAACCAATTTTCGTCCGATGCCCACCCATTACAGGACACACCACGCGCGCGGGAATATGAGCGGCGGGATTGATCATCAGCCAAAGGTTGGACACCTAAAGGGCGCGGCTGTTCTTCGCGGTATCCGCTCTTTCGGCTGTTTTCAATAGGCACCTTGTCGAGGCGGGCCATGAACGCGCAAATTTGCGCATCACTCATTTTGCTTGTGTCTCGTGGACACGGTGGGGGGGTATTTTTTTGGATTGTCATATTTTTTGCCGGTAGGCACCCCAAAGCCCCGCGCCTCGTTAAGAGGTAGCAGGGCGGGGGTTGGGGCGGGGGGTGGTTTTGGTTTTAGTGTTGGGAGTATTTGACAGCGTTTAGGGCCGTTACAAGGTGGCCAAGCGCGCCCTCTGTTTCAGGTTTAGTCATCCCTAGATAGTCGCCTAATGGGTGGCGGTGATGTGCTGTGCTTGTCTGTCGGAGTAAAACGAGGCGGAAGGCTCTCCCGTTATATTTGCTCCCCTCCTGCAGGTGCGTTAATTCCCCCTCTTGGATCAATCCAAGCTCTTGGGAAAGGTCATCAAGTCTGGCGGCTAGGTTTTTCAGGTTTTTCAGTGTTGTTTTCATAGTATTGTGGTGGTTTTAGTTTTGGTTATTTGGTGGGGAAGCGGCGAGGGATGCTTTGGATTTCATCGAGGCGGTCCATTGCGAGGCCATCCAATTTGTAATAGTCCGGAACTGTTATGAGTCCATGACGTAGCATTGAAGAAATGGAGTCTTCTATTCTTTTGACTATCTCACGGGAGTCTGCAGCTTTTATTTTTTCTTTGTATGTTTCGAAATGAAGATTTTTCATTTTTTGAGTTGTGGCGTTTTTCATATTCATAAGCACCACCAATGCCCGGTCCATTTAAGGATCCGGGCGATTGGGTTGGGGCGTAGCCAGTTTAGTCACCTTTGATGAGCTTTGTCCAGCCGGAGACGTTGAACATTGAGCCGTCACCCATGTCGGCAAAGAGGGCCGTAAGGGTGGCCTCCTTGTTCGTGCACCGGACGAGACCTTCGGCAGTGTCCCACACGGTGATTAGATCACTCTTCTTTATGATGTCGGCTTTGACTTGGGCGATTTTGGCGTTGATAACTTGATTCATTTGGTTGGTTGGTTGGAACTGAGTGAAAAATGGCAGAAATTGCGGGGAGGTCGATCTTTTTCTTTCCTTATTTGGGGGGGGAGGCTCTAAAAGGCTACGGGTCAAGGGTTGAGAGGCTAATTTTATTTGGTCAAATTTTGCCAGAACGGGGGGTGATTTCGTTTTTGTGCAGATTTGACCAAATCAGGGCGGGAATTTTTGCTTTTTTATTTGGTCAAATCATGCCAGAACGGGTTTTGCTAGTGGTGGGGGGGATTTGGTCAAATCTGCACAAAAAACATTAAAACAGCGAGGCAAAGAAAAAATCCTTGGGTTTGTCCTGATTTTCGTTTTTAACTGGTATTTTTTCGACACGTTTTTTTCGGTCTTTTTTGAGGCTGGGGAATTTAGGGCAGGCAGGTTTTGGGCTGTGGCCATTGCTGCCCTAGGGCCAGACGGTTTTTAAGGGCAGTGGGAGGGCAGCGGGGAAAAATCACTGCCCTACCTCAACCCCAACGTTTCCAAGGTCTGCAGCGTTTTAGGGCAGTAAGGGCAGTAAATTTCAAATTGTAATGAAACCAAAAAGGAAAAGGGGTTTTTAATCTCTAATTAGGATTTGCCGAAAAAGGTGCCCTTACTGCCCCCGCTGCCCTTGGCTGGCTGGAACCCTTGAAGAATAAGGGATTGCGGGAGGGCAGCGGCAAGGGCAGCAAGGGCAGACACCTGCAATCCCTTATTCTTCAAGGGTTCCAGGAATTGATCCTGCGGAGAATCCCTCGCAAGGAGTCAAAAGAATGGATTCTAAGGACGTTAAAACTTCATTTGTAAATACAATTAGCCCTGTTCTGGCATGATTTGACCAAATAAAGAGCGGAATCATTAAAAACACAATCCCCGAAGCTCCATTCCCAACAAAAACACAGGTGCGCACGGAGCTTGACACATCCCCCTCGGGTAGTTACAATGTAAACTATGGCACAACATAACATGATCATTCCGAATGAGGATCACCTTGGAACACTAGTAGACATTACGGCGAATGGGGGAAGCCGCAAAGCAGCAGCAGAGGCGATGGGCATCTCACCTAGCACCCTTGGCGCATGGATCACGGGGGCAAGATACCCCGAGGTAAAGGATGCATGGCTTCAAGCTAAGCAGATCTATGCGATGGACGTAGCTGATAGCATCATGGAGGTGGCAAGTGCCCCATTACACGAAGACCCCAAGCTGGCTAACGCCGAGGTTACTAGACGCCGGCTCATAGTAGACTCTAGCAAATGGGTAGCTAGTAGGCTGCTCCCTAAGGTATATGGTGAACAGATAGCATTGGACGTAAGCGGCGAGGTGGCTATGTCACCCCTTGCACAACTACGTATGCTGACCCCTGATGGCCCCATCGTAGACGTAGAGCCTAGCGTCTAGGTAGTGTAATGCATAAGGTGCATAGGTGCATAGGCCCTTAGGATGCAAGCAGCGAGCAGCATAGGTAGTAATGATGCGTGCCCCCACGGTGCGCGCGAGCTACGACGAGCGAAGCGAGGAGCTGTTTCCACACCACGAATCTGTCACACAAGTAAAAAGATGCCCCCACCCCCAAATTGGCTGGAACCCTTATGCCTGTAGTAACTGAAGCCGCCCTCCCGGCGATCCATGAAACAAATCCACAAAAAAATAAAAAAACAAATTGCAAAATACAAAAAACGTCCCTAGTATGCAATTGCATGACTAAAAACGTATTTGTCAGTAAGACCGCAGCAGTAGCTCTAATCACTACTGCTTCGGGCATCGTGGCTAACTTCGTCCCTGAGGTTGGTGAGTATGTAACAGCTAATGCCGCTATGATCCTCATGGGTTTGGGTGTTGTGAGCTTTATCCTTCGCCTTGTTACTAAGGGGGCGGTCTCCTTGTTTCCACAGGTCTAGTATGGTCAAAGCATTATTCAGGGCGGTCACGGCATTCTTTAATGCTTGGCCGCTCTTTGTTTTGGCTAAACTTCATAGAGAGATAGATGAGATTGCTGATGAGATATTTTCCCTTGGTGTTGATGGTTCTCCTTCTGCCAAGTTGCGGATTGAGCAACTGGCGGAGCGGCGAAGCAGAATTGTTAAACAGGTCCGCGCTTTACGACCCACCGACAGTGACGTTGGCTGAAGGCGTTGAGTATCAGTTCGTTGAGGGTAGGCTTACTGGTTCTGGCCAGCGTTTCCATTCGCAGTATAGTTACCAGCGGGCTTTGGTTATTGGTGGCAAGTAGCAGAAACTAGTGGACAATTCAGGGGGAGTCTGCCAGTGTGTAGTCACACAAGACAACATGGATAATCCATACACAACACCGGAAGCTCAAGATATAGCAATCTTGGACAAGGAGCGGGTGGAGCAAGATATTTTATCTCTTGAGGTTTTCAAGGAAACAGATGAATGGCATTGGCTAAGTGACATGGAGCAGATACACCTAGAGCGTCAGCACAACGCATGGGCCGCCCTTGCTAATGTTTTAGAGGACCGTATCCGTCATTTCTAACCATGGCACGCCTTAAGCAGATGAGGGCCGAAGCTAAGGCTACGGAGGAGGAGGAGTTACTGAAGTTGCTTTCTGATCCATTGTGGAGGTTAAACAACCTATACCACATTAAATCTGAGGACACTGGCCAGATCATTCACTTTGATCCATACCCTGAGCAGAAGGAAGTTTTTGATGCTGTGCTTACGCAGGGGCATAAGAAGATCATTATCCCTAAGGCAAGGCGGCGTGGGATGTCTACTGGGATTGATGTTTTGATGTTTGATCAGGCGATGAGATACCCTGGTTATGAGGCGGGTATTGTGGACCGTAACCAGGCTGATGCTTCGAAGAAGCTTGATAACATCATCAAGACATCGTTAAATGCGTTGCCTAAGTTTATGCGGGAGGACATTAAGGTTATCAAGAACAATGATGACAGGCTTTCGTTTCAGGTGGGTGACGATACTACTTCCCATCTTTATGCTGCTACGGGGTATCGTGGAGGCAACTGTAACTTCCTGCACGTCTCTGAGTGGGGGTGGGTGCAGTGTGAAGACCCTAAGAGGTCAGAGGAGATCCAGACCGGAGCTATTCAGGCTGCCCGTAAAGGCCAGATAATCGTTGAAACCACATGGAAGGGTGGTAAGAACGGTCATCTCTGGGACTACATGGATCAAGCTCTCACGACTCCGGAGGAGGAGAAACACTCTCGCTCATGGCGTTACATGTTTTTCCCATGGCATACTGACCCCTATTATTCTCTTGACTCTAAGCTTACGATCCTGAGTCAGTGTGAGGAATACTTTGAGGAGCTTGAGGTTGTTCATGGGATTCCTTTGACTATTGGGCAGAAGCGATGGTATCAGGATGAGGCATGGCCTTTGCGGAACAATAGGTTCGGTGAGTATCCTAGCACGTTGGAGGAATGTTTTAAGTCCCCGATGGACGGGGTTATTTACGAGATGGAGATTGCGCGAGCCCTTGCGGAGCAGCGAGTTACGACGATTCCTATTGAGGCGGGTATTCCTATTTTTGCGAGCTTTGACATTGGCCGCAACGACGCCATGCCTATCACGCTTATACAGGTGGTGGGCAAGGAGATCCGCGTTGTAGGCTACTACGTATCACACAGAGAGACGGCGCGGCACTATGGTGACTGGCTTAAGGTGTGGATGATTGACAATCGCGTTGTTGATCTTAGGATCTTGTTGCCTCATGATGGGGGGAGGAAGTCTATGGAGTCTGGGAAGACTCTGGTGGAGATCTTCCATGAGATGGGGTTTAGTAATGTGCAGCACGTTCCTAAGATTCCATCGGTCTGGACTGGCATTAACTATGTCAAGGACACGTTTGAGTATATCTGGTTTGACAAGAAGGCGGTGAGTAAGCATCATTCCCGTAGCAACAAGAAGTTTCCAAGTCTTATGGAGTGTATTGACAACTACCATCAGGCTCAGAATGCTAATGGGATCATGATGTCTACTGAGCCTGTGCATGATGATTACTCTCACGGGTGTG